AGTTTTTTCAAACTTACTGGAATAACTTCTTAATCTTGGTATAAACCTGGCCACAAGCCAACCGAACTCTATACCGCATCCTAATGCTATTAACTTACTCACAATATCGACTCACTGGAACTTTTGCTCTAAGTATTCTTTCACACTTAGACTGTTTTTTTATCTTTGTTTTGTATGGAGTATTATCTCTCCAGTTGTAAATCATTTTTTCTACAAATCTCACTCTGTCCCATCCAGCCAGCTCACACAGAGGGAACATTAGCGCTAGGTCAGAAGCGGCGTCAAGCCATTCACCTTCGTGCATGAACATTTCTTTATTCAAACTTCCAATAAGTTTAGCTTTGAATGTTTTTAAATGACTGGCCCTCCATGGCGCCGTTCTTATGCTTTCCCAGGATTTATACGGTTTACTGACTCTGGTCCTTCGGCCTTTACTAAGCTTAAGATAAGAACCGTGCGTCACAAGAGTTCTGGCGTATTTGTATTGTTTCTCAACATACTTAACTGCCCGGGGATGGAGATAATCATCAGCGTCTACAATACAAACTATATCTTCGGGATCGGCTGATTGCTTTATTAATTGCATAGTAAACCACATATTACCACACAACCCAAGACGCTTTTCATTTATGTTTATGAATAAGTTTTTGCTCTTGTTATGGAAAAATGCTGCCAACTCTAAAGAGTCATCCTGCGGGTCATCAAGGCTTAAATGGACTACAACTTCTGCCGGCTGTTCTAAAATACTCATCAAGCATTGCTTTAGATACTTCTGGCAGTTTCGCCCACGCACGAGGAAATGATAAGTCATGTTCTCTTCTTTATGTGATGTCTGAGCTTTCTAATGACATCGTTTATCATTTTGTTTTTACAGCACTCATCAACAATGTTACGCCACACAGGATCTTTTTCAAGCTCAATAAAAGATTCCACATTGTTCTGAGTCAATATGATTTTCATTTTTTTAATATTCTTCCACCTCTTGACAAATTTAAAATCACCCAAATGAATACTTCTATAACAAGCGTTCATCTTTTTTCCATAAATAAAGTGATCTTTTTTGTTTGGTGTTGACATACATGAATCTCTTACAATTCTGAAAAGCATTACTTCGTCATATTCACGATAGGAGCCTGGTTTGTGTGTGTCGTACTGGTCATTACCGTCTCTTTTAAAAATATCAATATACCCTTCTCTCACCCTTCTGGTTTTATTAAACCATTCTGGAACTTTGGCGGCAAAACATCCCGCCGCTATTCTCTGATAATTACCAATCCACCCAGCCGGAGATATTTCTACCCTGCAAAAACCTTTTATCGGTCCTCTGGCTCCAGCATAAATCTGTTGAGTTTTTTTCATTATATGCTTGTAATATTCAATATGAGGTCTTTTCTGCCTAAGCATTATAAAATCAATATCTGTTGGATGCCAGTAATCGTACCCACATAACCTTGACTCAGGTATTAGATGCCTTAAAGCGTTTGAAGAATACTCCCTCATTTTAGCCACACCAAAATCGTTATAAAGTATCCTTGTTCTGTTATTTTTTATTTTATCAACTATTTTAAAAACTTCAGGATCAAGTTCTTCAGTAAGAAATATTTGTACATCATACTCTGGATAGGCTTTGTTTGTGCTATAAACAAACATTGGTATGTAATACTGGAAATCCTTCCCATGCACTACGGATGTAACGCATACCTTATCCATTTTTTTCTATTTTTGTCAGATCATCAATCCATATTTGCAATTGCTCTTTTGATAACCCGAAACTAAGCAGTTTCTTTTTGTAGTAATTCCTTATTACCACCTCAACCAGTGGTATCATTTTCCCCTCAGTATCGGTTGGAAGTTTCAAGTAATTGTACTCAATCATATGAGCCGCATCATGCTGAATCTTTCCGTCTTTATCTCTGCCGAACTCTCTGTCAACTTCCTGCTCAATAGCCTTTTCCTGTTCTTCGGTCGGCTTACCGGGAGTGTTGGGGCGTATTATTTTCCTTCTTGACATTGGAGTGGTATTTACCACGCACTCAGGACATGTTTTAAATTCCTCTTTGGACGGGTCATCCATGGACAGTTGCTTTTTGCAAATAGGGCAACTTATCATTTTAATTTCTCCTTTAAGTTTTTACAGGTAGATATGGTTACCTCTTTCTCGCATCTTGACTGTCCAAAGTTCTTATCAGGTATAAACCAACCAGGATACCAAATATCAAGAAGAGTTCCGTATCTCTTTGGTAGTTTCATATCCGGGAGTCTTTCATCCCATGAGTACCCAACCAAATCCCCTTGGAATGCGGATTTTGGTGTGGCCTTAAACAAGTAGTTACTTGGGATGCCGTTTTTTGGCCTTTCTATGTTTCTGTCGAAAGTATGCCACCAATATCCGTTAGCCCGGACCCAGAAATAAATATCAACAGATATCGGGTAGTCATTCCACTTAAAAACCAACTGCAGAGGATCACCTGTCCTATCGTCTAAGATTTTGCCTTTTAATTTAAACCCGTACTCTGAAAAACACCTTACAAGCAGATCCATGTTTGTTTGTCCGTAAATCATTGAAATGTCAAAATCACCATCCAGCTTCTTACCTAAGGGTCGGTCGCGCAGAAAATAAAGCAATGTCCCGAAACTTATGAACCATTCTTTCTTTTCTTCGTTATCCCGGTACTCCATTACGGAATACAGATAACTGAGAAATTTTAACTCCTGGTCTTCTCGCATCAGATTTTTAAGTTAGCGATATTGCGCAGCCCTTGTAGTTCGTCTGACTGCTCCTTGAGCATTGTCTTCGCTGCTGCTTTTGCTGCTTTCATCCTGGCTTTGTCTTTTCTGATTGCTGCCGCTGTCTTCAGGATTTCCGCATCGTGCTGGGCTTTCCACTTTCTCTCGCTTGCCGTTATCGATGACATTTTTCTCTCCTTTATCTAACTCATCAAGTGCGTAGCGCACAAGAGCATTCCATGATTTTCCTACGCGCTTATACTTGGCGTAATAATCATCCTCTGTTGTTATGAAAGCATGGTGAATAGTCATAGTATGTATTTTAAGTTATTTACTAATGGAAGTCAAATGTTTTTTTAAAGCCCCATCGGCGGCATGCCGGCGGCTATGGTTTCGTGTTTTGATTCCGGGGAGAACCTTTTCTTATACTCCGAGTGCCTTAGAAGTTCTTTGATATCGACTATCTGCTGCAGTTCGCTTACTATCATCAACAGACACTGCTTTATTCCTTCGTCCTTGATTTTGTTTTGTTCTATGGTCCAGTTCATAAGCTGTTCTTTCAGCTTAACACAGTTCGATCCTATTACCAATTTGTTTTTCATAATTATCTGGTTCAGGATAGAAACTGAACCGTAGGCATCGTACCTCTTGGGCGGTTTTATTTTCACTATCTGGAAGTCCTCAAGGGTGCTGTAAAATTCTCTGTTCATTTCCTTAAAGAATGTTCTATGCTCATCAAGCATCAGTCTATTGTTGCCAAGCAGCTTTCTTATCGGCACGTTTCTCAAATGCATTCTGTCAATTATGTCCTTGGCAAGAATTGATGGTATGGGTGATTCCGTATGGAATTCGTCATAGATAAAAAGCCTTGCCTCGTGCTCATCCCAGATTGCACAGAGTCCATTTACCTCGATATCAGTGGATTGAGATATAGCCCCGTAATGAAGTGTCCTGTGGCGCGTATTAACGCCCCATTGGACCGTTAAATCTTTTATGCACCTGAGTATCGGCTTTTCGTTAATAACGTGCTTGTGGCCGGCATCTCGCGGAACGAAGGCCATAATCACAGCTTCTGCCATGTTAGGGGATTTTATATGCCTGCGCTTCATCTGAACCTTTGACTCTATTTTGATTTTCCCGTTATCTGTGCGCATCTTCATCGGAGAGCAGAGTTCGTTTTTCAGATTGGTGTTTCTGGGAAGAGAGCAAAGGTCTTCATTGTCGTATTTTTTTATCCCATGGAAATGCTCGTAAGTCTTCTCAAGGCGCCGACCCATCTGCCACCACCATTCTGCTCTGGCGTTTAGAAAGACATTTTTAGCATGATCCCTGAATTCTTCGTAATAACTGTCGCTTACCGCTCCTCCGGGCTGTAGGCCGTAAGTAAGAAAATCTATCTTCCTTTCCATACTGTCCAAAGCAGATTTTACAGCATGGCCAACCCCCGGGGCGTCATACTGCAGATATGAGGCTTTTCTTTCTGTGCATATATCCAAAGCGGTGTGAGTTAAGTTTATTCCATTTGGCTCGTTAAATTCCTGAACTTCAACCACAGGCCCGGTCCTTACCGCCAGAGCGGAAGCATCAGCCCCTCCAGCTCCCACGTCAAGTCCGGCAGAACAAATTCCTTCCGGGTCGAGTTCTATTTCCATGGCTGCGTCTACCCATTCCGGCTTGATGCATATTCCCTCAACTGAGGCATGGTAGTCAATATCAACTTCCTGGGCCAAAACAACAGGGTCCAGACGGGCTTTTTCTCTTCTATACCATTCGTCATTCTTTCGGGGGTCATCCCTCCAGTGGAAAGTAAAAACGTCTACTCTTCCTGAATGGCGTTTTTCTCCGAATGGATTCGGACCTTTGGGGGTGGATAAATCCATCTGGCAGTTTGTGTTCTGAGACAGGGAAGCGTCAACCAATAGCGGGTGCTCAACTGAAGCGGCCTCATCGACCAAGTACATTGAGGTACGGCCTCCACGGCCTATTTCGTCACCACCCTCACCCATGATGTTATTTCCGTTTTCAGGATTTATAAGGTTTCCGGTTTTGTCGTGCTGCCTTGGTTTGAATCCAATGGGTAGCCACCAATTTGGAAGATACTTGATTATTGTCCTTATTTTCTCAAAAATAGACTTTGAGTTACCGCGAGTATCGACATTCTCTAATTTGTTAGAACCTATACCTCCAATAAAGCCATCCTCCCATCGCCACAAATGAAGCATTACGAGACAAAATAACCAGGTCACTCCCTGGTCGCGGCTTTTCTCGATAAGACCAGGTGAGCTGTCAAGATAGTGATTTAAAAGCCATTCTATGAATTCCACCTGTCTCGGGAAGAGAATCCATGGAATCGTAGTTGGAAGCCCATCGTTTACAAGCCTCGGATCAAACGTCCAAAACCAGTCGCAACAAGCATCGACTATATGTTCCTTTTTGCTGATATAATGGAGAACTGTTTTTTTGTAATCGTTATTGCTGGCAACTTTAACCATTCTTTCATGGCGAGATTTGATTATTTTCGAGTAATAAGCCTTTAATCCACTTTGGTAAAGTTCTCTGTTGTTGTATTTTACTATTGTCGAACGCCGGTAAGCTTCAGCATTATTCTGAATCATATTCTGAACGCGGTCGCTTATTTCTAACTTAAAATTAGGCATTAGTTTTTATTTAAAATTTTTTAAACATACGGGACATCTTATTTCATTTTCCAATTTTACTCTCCTTAATTCAAATTCTTTACCGCAATTACAACATACAATCTTTTCTTCTATAAAGTTGTCTGGATTATATCCAAAATAATTGCATAGATTTATAAAACCAATATTTTTCTCTTCTTCGGAAATGTCCATTTGTTTTATCTTATTTATCAAATAATGGAAAAGTAGCGATCTTCCTCTTTTTTTTGTTCTAACTGCAAAACATCCAAAAATAGCTGTTTCTTCGTTTTCGCCATAATCATTACCGTTTAAAACCTCTTCTATGATTTCATTCTCAGTGGCTGCAGCAAATTCATTAAGCGTATCCCAATCAACCATTATTCCCTCCATGAATCTTCATAATTTCCACTCCATGGCCTAAAGTAAAAAGTGTGCGTACCGCAGCGGCCATATCTTCCATCTTTAATTTTTGCAATCCTTACGTCTGTTTTGTTTTCGTCTCCTTCCTTGTCATCCTGAGTCCTGTTGACAATAAAAATATTGCTTATCATATCAGCCCAGTGTCTTGAGTCCTCAACATCGTACATTGTCATCTGCTGTACAACGCCACGGTGTCTTTCTGGTTTTGACGGATGGGCAACTGCTAAAAACTGAATATTATGGACTCTGGCGAAATCCTCAATAATCGGCAGCCACTCCTCTAAAAAATCTGTCTTGTTTTGTCCGCTTTTGCGGTTTTGCCTTAAAACATTCCATGGATCGATTACGACCATGTCTATCCTTTCCTTTTTTATTCTCTCCGAAAGGTCTGCCATTATTCCGTCAATGGTAATTCTCTGATTCTCTCCATTTATGAAAATCCAATTCTCCAGAAGAAACTTTTCTACATAACCGATGTCTTCCAGAGAAGGTTTTTCTTTCTGGTTAAACTTCTTAAAAAACGGCTTATCTGTAAATTTCTGGATTAATTTCTCAATATGAAAACTTGGCGGGTAATTCTGTGGGCTAAAAATATAAACTTTCCAGTTATACTTGACTGAACAGTAAAGCGCAAGACTGTCGCACCATTCGCTCTTTCCTGAACCAGGATAACCTGTGATCAAAGAAAGCTGGCCATAGTATGGTAACATAAAATATTTATCAAATCCTGCCCACCCTACCGATTTTCCTGGCGGTATTCC